CTTTTTTGTGCCCTGTAATATTTTTATCAAAAGTTACAAAATTGAATATTTATATATAACAACAATTCCAATAAATATCAATGAGGTAAAATATGGCAAATGATTATGAAATATTTGAGGGTAAATCATTATCTGGTTTATTTAAGGATATATACGAAAATACCAAAACAAATAAGACTCAATTAGAAGTTCTTATGAAAGAAGTTGTTGGTTTTATAAAAGATGGTGATACTGCTGTTCAGATTATCCCTATGTTAAAAGAATATTTAGAGATTAATGTTAAAAACGATGACCAATTGGTTAAAGTGGCTGCTATAGTACAAAGAATAATAGCAGCTGAGAGTAAGGGTGGTTCAGAAGATGAGTTTGGTTTATCTGATGCTGAAAAGGAGCAATTGTTAGGAGCGATTGAGGATGCAGCTACGGACTTACAAAAACATTCAGACGATATAACTGATGACATAAAAAGGGCTGAGGGTTAATGTCTTATCGTAAAAGTTCTTTCGTTTATAATAGAGAAGTTACCAAAACTGGAGTAGCAAGTTATGAAGATGTCTACAGTATTATACGTGATAACGTAGATAATGAAGTTGAATTTTATGAGATTGAACCAGCTATAGTAACTAAAGTATATTTAGAACCTAAAGATTTACCATATTCAAATGGTATTTCAGATTATAGTAAGTATGGTACGATAAAAGCTAGATTTTTATACAGTCAAAGCGGAGATGACGAGATTTCTGAATATATAAAACCACTATCTTCTCATATGGTGGTATATCCATTAGTTGGAGAAATTGTAAATATAGCTAGTCACGGTGGACAGATGTTTTATTATTCACCTTTGAATTTAAGAAATAACGTAAATATGAATAGGTCTAAGGGTGTATTGCCTGATGGTTCTGTAAAATTGAATATAACAAAATACAACAGAATGCTAGCTTCAAAAAAAGGTGATATAAATATAAATGGTAGATTTGGTCAGGGTATAAAATTTGGTAGTAATATAGATGGAAATGGAGATTACAGGTTTCCAACCGTAAAAATTACTAATGGACAAAACAACGATAGAAGAAAGATAAATAATGATTTTTTTCCACATATACAGAATATAAATTTGGATGGTTCTACAATATTAATTTCTTCTGGTGCATTAACAAATGAAAATGATATTTTAATACCAGCAGCTGATTCTTCTTGGTGGCCTGTAAAATGGAAAACATCTATTACAGGTAATATCATTATGTTAAATTCTGATAGTTTGGTTTTTAATGCTAAAGGTGAATCGGGAGATATTCATCTTTCTGCTAATAGAAATATTGCTTTATCTTCTAATTACTCAATAACATTAGAAGCAGGAGAAACAGGTGTTATAAATTTAGGAGAAGCTGATGCTACGAATCCTATTTTAAAAGGAAAAGAAACTCAAGATTTACTTGAAAAGGTATTCGTTGCTTTATCTGAATTTTCAAATACACTTAAAAACGTAAAAGGAACTGCAGAAATAAACGATGCTGCAGAATTAATGTTTGATAAAATTAAAAACATAGAAGAAACTGCTTTACCTAAAGTTTTTAGTAAAACAGTCTATGTAGTAGATGAAAAGGATTAGGGGAAAGTAAAATGGCTATTGCGGCAAATCTTTTAAAAAAAGAAATAAAAAAAGAATTTGGTGAGATTACAAAGAAGTTAGATCACGATGTTGATTGTATCGTAGAAGATTTAAGAAAAGGTAAGGGTGCTGGTTTAAACATTAAGAAAACTCAAGAATATATAGAAAAAGCTGAAAAGGCTATAGAGATAATTCTTTTTGTAAGGGATAATGCTGATAGAGTAAAAAAGGCTACTGAGGCTACCACAATAACATCAGAAGCTACTGAAAAGTCAAGTGTAATCGCATCTGCTTTAAATCCAGCCGCAGCTGCTATAGGATTTGCTACTAGATTTATAGTTGAAAAATTAAAACAAGAAGTAAAAGATTTAGATAATGTTATTGAAGTAGTTCCAGCTCTTACAAAAAATTTTAGCGATTTTTTGCAAAGGTCTAGAAGAAAAATTACTGTGGCATTAGTAGAAAAAGCCTTAAAGGATAAGGTTGCTAAAGATAGAACAAATATGATAGGTTAGTATATTTATATAAAATAGTAAGGAGTTAATGATGGCTAAATCAGCAAAATTAGTTAGTTTAATTAGAGAAATAGTTAGACAAGAAGTTAAAAAAGAGATTAAAGAGATATTTATTAAGGAAGGAATGAAGTCTATGACTCAGCAATCTAAAATAGTAGAGGATACAGTTGTAGAAGTTCTACCAAAAAGAAAGCCAAAACCAAAAAAAGAAGTAACTTACACAAAAAACCCAGTGTTAAATGATATATTAAATGAGACTGCTAGAGCTGGTGAAGAGGATGAATATCCAACAATGGGTGGTGAAACTTTTGATAGTTCAAAAATGGCAAGTATGATGGGCTATGGTAATGTGATGAGAAGCTCTGAAGATAAACGAAAAGTGGGAGCTATACAGACAGCACAGGCAGTTGGCGCTGATACATCAAATCCAGCAGTTCAAGATGTAATGAGCAACCTTACTAAAGATTATAGTGGTGTAATGAAAGCTTTGAAGAAGAAGGATGGTAAAGTATAATGAGTGTAATAGGAAATGACTTAAATGAAGATGTGTATATTGGAGTGGGATTACCGTTGGGACACAACCTACAAGGATTTTTTGAAAGGACAAAGACATCTTTAGAACAATCAAAACATAATATCAAAAATCTTTTATTGACAAGAAAAGGAGAAAGATTGGGGAATCCTACCTTTGGTTCTGATTTATTTGCTGTCTTATTTGAACAAGAAGGAGATGATATAGAAACTAAGGTAGAAGAGGCTGTTCGTTCTGCTATGAGTGAATTTTTACCATTTGTAAACATAATTAGTATACAGACTGTATTCTCACCGACAAATAGAAACGCTGTTAATGTTTCTATGCAATTTTCTTTAAACATAGATTCTTCTTCAACAGAAAATTTATCTATAGATTTAAATAATTATTAAGGAGAGGGGTAATGCCATATTCAAAACCTAAAAAATCAGTAAAGGAAGTTAGATATCTAAATAAAGATTTTACATCTTTTAAAGATAACCTTATTGAGTTTACTAAAATCTACTTTCCTAATGAATATAATGATTTTAATGAATCCTCTCCTGGTATGATGTTTATTGAAATGGCATCTTATGTGGGTGATGTTTTATCCTACTATATAGACAACCAATTTAAAGAAAGTTTGTTAGCTTTTGCTGAAGAAAAAAAGACAATTTATAATATGGCGCAGTCTTTAGGATACAAACCGACATTAGCTACAGCGGCTTCTGTTGGGCTTGATATATTCCAAACTGTTCCAGCAACAACAAGCGGGGTAGGTGGTGATTTTACGACAAAGCCAGATTTGACATATGCTCTAAATATAAAATCTGGAATGGAAATTTTATCAGATTCTAACGTTACATTTGTAACTACAGAAGATTGTAATTTTAAATTTTCAAGCTCATATGATCCAATGCAAGTTTCCATTTATGAAAGTTCAGGAGATACTCCTGTAACTTATTTACTTCAGAAATCTGTAAAGGCTTCTAGTGGAAATATTACCACAGAATACATTCAATTTAGCGATGCTGAAAAGTACAAAAGGATTGCTTTGGCAAATTCTAATATAACAGAAATAATTTCTTGTACGGATAGTGATGGTAATAGTTGGTATGAAGTTCCATTTTTAGCTCAAGATACTGTATTTACAGATATGGAAAATTTAGAAACCAATGATGATGAATTATATACTTACTCTGACCAAGCTCCATATTTATTGAAGCTCTTAAAAACATCAAGAAGATTTACGACATTTATTAGAGAGGATGGTAGAACGGAAATGAGGTTTGGTGCTGGTACATCAGATAGTCCTGATGAGGAGATTATTCCAAATCCTGATGAAGTTGGTTCATCTTTACCAGGCTCTCCTAGTTATTTAGATACCGCTTTTGATCCGTCAAACTTTTTAAAAACAAAAGCATATGGACAGGCTCCATCTAATACTCAATTAACTATTAGGTATAGATACGGTGGTGGTGTTAATCATAATGTAAGAGCTAACAGTATAAGACAGGTTCAATCTTCAAATACTAACCTAGATGATTCTGGTTTATCATCAGCATTAGTATCACAAACTAGAAATTCTGTTGGGATAAATAATCCATTACCTGCTGCCGGTGGTAGGGGTGCCGAAAGTGTAATTGAAGTTAAGAACAATGCTTTAGCCTACTTTCAGGCTCAGGCAAGAGCTGTAACTAAACAAGACTATATTACGAGAGTTTATGCCTTACCTGCAAAATATGGTAATATATCAAAGGCTTATATTGTACAAGACACTCAACTAGATAGCAGCTCAGGAGCAAACTCCGATAATAGGGTGATAAATCCATTGGCTCTTAATTTATATGTATTAGGATTTGATGCTGGTAAAAGATTAGCAGTAGTCAATAAAGCAGTTAAAGAAAATATACAAACATATTTAACACAATTCAGAATGGTTACTGATGCTGTAAATATAAAAGATGCTTTTATAATTAATATAGGCGTACAATTTAGCTTACTAACTAAATCAGGTTATAACAAACAAGAAGTTGTTTTAAGAGCAATACAAAAAGTAAAAGACTTTTTTAATATAGATAAATGGCAAATTGGTCAGCCAATTGTACTATCTGATTTAGCTTATCAGATATCGTTAACTGATGGAGTATCTGCTGTAGTTCCTCCTGAGGATAACAACCCAAATGGTTTACCTGTATTGATAGGTAATAAGTTTCAAGAATCAGAAGGTTATTCGGGAAATGTTTATGACATTGTTTCGGCGACTAAGGATGGTATAGTTTACCCATCATTAGACCCAAGTTGTTTTGAATTAAAATTTCCAAATGCTGATATAGAAGGTCGTGTGGTTGGCGACTCAGCTGGAAGTCCAGGCAATTCTAACGGAGGATCTTACTAATGAATTATTTTATTTTTCCTGATATAGACACAACTATATATCAAGCAACTGGTAGTTCAAATACCGGTCTTGATGAGATATTAGAAGTAACAAAAACTATGAGTACTTCTGGTGGTAATGTAAAAGTATCTCGTATTTTAATTAAATTTGACTTAACTGAAATTTCAGGTTCTATTGTAGATGGAACTATTACAAGTCCAAAATTTTATTTGAATATGTATGATGCTAATTCTCAAAATTTAACCACATCTCAAGAATTATACGCATATCCAATAAGTTCTAGCTGGGTTGAGGGTGAAGGAACTTATTCAGATAGTCCTATAACCACAGAAGGTGCTAGTTGGAAATTTAGGGATGGGGCAACAAATGAAAGTTATTGGAGTGGTTCAGCTACTGAGCCAGAAGGTGGTGCTTGGTTTAGTGATGTCTATGCTAGTCAGTCATTTGAATATGAAACAAGTGATATGAGAATGGATGTTACTCCTATTGTAAATAAGTGGTTAGATGAAACATATGTAAATGATGGATTTATAATTAAGAGGAGTGGAAGCTTTAACAACGAAGATGTTAACACAGATGAGGGTAGTTCGGAGAGATTAGGTGAATTTAGATTTTTTTCAAGAAACACCCATACAGTTTATCCACCAAAGCTAGAAGTAGAGTGGTTTGATTCTAAATGGAGTCCTGGTTCTTTAGAAGAACTATCCTCTACAGAATTAGAAGATTTATCTTTTTATATGAAAAGTCTAAGGCCTGAATACAAAGAGAAATCAAAAGTCAAATTTAGAATTGTTGGTAGAGCTAAATATCCTACAAAATCTTATTCAAATACTGCCTCTGAATACCTAACTGTAAAAACTTTACCAAGTGGTAGTGTAGAAAATATAGGTGGTGATGGAACTTACTATTCGGTAAGGGATACTCAAACAGAGGATGTTATTATACCATATGGTACAGGTTCTTTAGTTAGTTGTGATTCAACAGGAAATTATTTTAACCTTTGGATGAACGGACTTCAATCGGAGAGATATTACAAATTTGAATTTAAGGTGATAAGTGGAAGTAATACAGTTGATGAAACTGTAGAATATTATGATGATGATTTTGTATTTAAAGTTGTGAGATAAAAAATGCCATACACACAAGAGGAATTAAAAAACCTATCATTTTATCAAAATTTAATTGATGAGGATGAACAACAATACCTACAGAGAAGAGATTTGCTTAGGCTGCAATCCACTATTTCAGGATCAGCTGCTGCAGACAATCTCTTATCTAGAGATAAGGATGGAGCTGTTTTAATTTTTGAAAATCCATATAGCGATAGCTTAGTTGAGGATGATTCTTCAAAACTTATTCATAATACTACAGTAAAATTATTGAAAACAACAGCGACTGATACTATTATAGATGAGGTATTAGATAGGGATTTTGGGGAGTTATAGTGGCTAGTAAATTAACAGAAAAACAAAAACAATTACTTGATGCTAACATTAGTACTAGAGTAGGTCAAAAGCCTTATGAGGATGGTTTGTGGGGTGAGCAAGGAAATAAAGACTTTGTTCATTTACAATTATTTGACGAAAGTAATAATCTTATAGAATTTAAAAGTGTTCCATCTTCAGAATTTGTTATAAACACAGATAATAATAACATTGAATTTTATCCTGGTAGACATATTAGAGAATTGGGATATCAGAGTGGCGTCTTTAATATAAAATATAACTTTTTAAGAAAATTAGCAGGTGATGAGATGCCTGTGTTGTTACATACAATACAAAAAAATGATACAAAAGTTGGTGATGTTTATACCAATATGAATGCAATATATGTAACAGAGGACTCTTTAGTTTATGCTGCTACAGAAGAAGATTATAAAAATAATCCCACCACTACTGAGCAATTGTCTATAGAAGATTTAACATATCAAATTGATACTATATCACCAAGCAGAACTGAAGTAAGATTAAAATCTAAAAAAATAAATGGATCGTATCAAGATGATTTTATCGATTTACAAACTGCTATAATACTAAAAGAAGTTCAGAATAAGATTAGTTTTATAGGTGGAACGCTGTATGATTCTACACAATTAATTTTAACTTTAGAATCTTCTGGATTTTTATTTACGAAAAAAATGGTTGGTGGAACAATCACAATACCTAATGTTTTTCAAGTAAATCAAATTGATGTTCCTGTAAAGACAAATATAAATATAGTTCAAAATCCTGCAGGAGATTTAATTGAAACCGATAATCTTGGTAATACATTAAATATTGCAACTCAAAATGAATGGGATGAAAGTTTACACGATAACGCTATTAGAGCAACACATTGGAGTGATGGGTTTGTTAATCACACAGGCACATTTGCTGGAACAGCACATATAGGTTATCACGCATATTGGGTTGCAGAAGAAGGTAAAGGTGGGGGAAGCTGTATAAAATTTACAGATCAAAATGAACTTTTTATAGATTTACCTGAATGGCCTAATGAACAGAGATACAGGCCTCTACTGATAACGCAGGAGATAACAAACTTGTTAGGCCAGGGTGTTACTCATAATGATATAGCTAATATAAATTTTGATATAAGAAGTACAGTTGCTAACAAGGGTGTTGAGATATCTTTAAGATATGCAGACGAAGTTTTGGTTGAAGAACAACCTCAGAATCCTCCCCCTGGATTTTTTGATCCCAGCAACCCACAACCAACTGAAACACAACCAACCTCTCCACCAGCTGGTTATGAGCCTGCCGATTCTGCAGCAGCTAATGCTATAGAACAACAACCACCGATGAGCGAATTTGGTATAAGAGAGTTATATGGTGATTCTGTTCCCGTACCTCTTGATATTGCAGAGGGTGATGACACTACAGTTTGGGGTGGAGCAGGAGCTTGGGTTGTAACTATATTTCAACCAGAAAGACCAAGTCAAAAATATACTTGGGGTGTTAATACAGATGTTGTAGGTAATATGATGCATGGTGAATTGAGTAATGAAGAAGAATGGGTTTGGAATGCTTATTCTGAGGTGTGGACTGTTAATCCCAATCTTGCAAATTCTTTGATTGCTCCCGATGGTACAAGTGGTAAACCTAATGCAGTTAATTATCATCCTGCTCAAATACAAGGTCAGGGTAGAGCTTATTATGAAAGAACTACCAATCGTGGTCAAAACTTAGGATGGCAAACGATGACAGTGATTGGTGATGCAAAAGTATTGTTATTCAAAGATGATTTAATTTGGGAACAAAGGCACGATCGAGGTGACTTAGATAAATTTTATTTTTACGAATTTGACCAATATTTTCCGGCAGTGCGTAATACTGTTTTAAATGCTGGAACGGATGAAGAAAAAACCTTATATGATGATATCTTTCAGAATGGTTTTATTCAAACTGTTACAAGGGTTGGTAAGGGTAGAAATGATGGTACATATCATAATATGTTTTTAATATTTTATAATAACGGCGATACAAATGCTAGCGGCCAGATGGATGAATCGTCAAATAGATTTTTTTACATCACAACCTATGCTGGAACTTTGGATAATAGTGGAACAAATCAAGTACACAGCTATCCTAATCACGAGGGAGTAAGTACACCTTTACATTTTTTAAAAGATTTCGATGGTGGTGTGAATCAAAATGTTATTTCCAATGAAGGTAAGATGGAGTGGTGGTTTAAAGAAGATGATGGTTACACTAGGTATTACATAGCCACCGGTACAGAATATTACGCTACCAACGAAGGAGATGATGCTGGAACAGATGGTGGTCTTTATGATAATAGCATTGACAGTTACTATCCGGCACCATTAGGAGATGGTTTCGGTGATACATTGGCTAATGGTGTCGATTGTGCGGTTGGTCCGGTTGGGGGTTTTGGTAGATATAGATATATCATTGGAGATCGTCAATATAGAGCAAAGGGTTCTGCAGCTGATGGTACGGATCGCGATAAATCTTTAAATGATGTTTTTTTCAGATGTGGTGAGGTAATAAATCAAAATGGGGATTCTGTAACATTTGGTGTTAGGAATCCATCCGCAACGAACTACGGTGTATTTGGTGATTTTGCTGATGCCGGTGAGCTTACTGAAGCTGATGTAACACCGGTTTATGACAATGGTTTAGGTGAATATGATTTTCCTGATAATCCTCTTCAGATAGGAGTTCTTAGCGAAGGAGAAAATTGGGTATGGGATGGAAGCCAATGGAATGACAATTCTCTTAACCCACCAAGATACAATTATAAATCTCCACCATCAACAAAACAGATACTTGCTCCAGAAATAGCTGGTGAGTGGATAAATGTGAGTGCTCAAATACCTATACCAAGTGATTGGTTGCTTGGACAAAAATGGTATTTACAAATTTATGGTAGTGGTAAGAGCCAAAGTGGGGCTATGGAACAAGGTATAGTATGGGTAGATAATGTATATGTAGATTTTACCCTTAGAGAACAATCACAGACTATACCTGTATATAAATCCTATTCTGCACAAATACAAAACGTGTCGTCTGATGGATCTATAATCACTGTAAATAAAACCATAAGGGACGTGGCTGTAGAAATAGGAGCAAACGATGATGATGAGGATGGTAATCCCGATATATATAATCAACCAGAGGTTGGTGATTTTGATGATTTTAGATTATCTTATACGAATTTAAATCCAAGAGATTTAAGAACTTATTTAAAATTTGAAAATAATTTGTTTTTAACTACAAATTTTAAATCAGATAGAGTTTCTGTAACATCTTTTCCTTATTCCATAGTCTATAAGTTATACGAACCTCTGCCAGATAATTATGAAAAATTTGATGAATGTATTGTAGTAAAAGAGATGGCAGACCCATTAGAAGAAAAAATTAAAATAATAGATTTTGTTAATGCGGAAGAACCTAAATTGGTTCTTAAAACTCCTGATTTAAATAATGTAGAAAGTCCGGTTCAAAGAAGGCAGACCAAGTTTCAAACTGAGTCTGAAATTTTAACTTCTGATGCAGCTGTTTCTACCGCATTGAGAAGTGAATTTTTAAGTCAAAGTTTAGATAGTGTAAATATAAATACAGACTACTCTAGATTTGAAAATTTTGTAAACTTTGGTTCAGCTGAAGTTAGGATTAGAAATTTTAAAAGAAAATTAGAAGATATAGAACAATACAAAATCAATAGTGCTTCTTATGCTGGCGTAAGCGGTTCTTCGGGAGATATGAGCACTTATCATTATAAAATAATTGATACTGAGAATAAATTTGATAGATTTGAAAATTATATGTATTTTAAAAGCTCTTCTTATGTAAGCAGCTCGATTGGAATATTTCACGACAACGCATGGCCTAAAGCTAGTGGTGATGGAACATTAAACAGTCCTTATGTTTTAGCACATACAACATCATCACAAGCTGATACTTGGTTTGTAAATGCTGTAAATTCTGCATCTTTATATGATGATGACAACTCATCTAAGCTGAGTACTATACTTCCAGAACATATTAAGGTTGATACAAAAAATGATACATACCTAAAATTTATAGATATGATAGGTCAACATTTTGATGGTATATGGGAATATATAAATGCTGTAACCGATGTTTCAGATAGAAGGGAAAGTTTAGATGAGGGTATTTCAAAAGACTTATTATATTCTGTTGCTAAATCTTTAGGTTGGAATTTAAATGACGGAAAAGATTTAATTAGCTTATCTAAGTTTGCATTGGGTAAAGAAGTTACCGGCTCCTCTTTTTCTAACTACTCCACAACTTCAGAAAGAGATGTGTCGAGAGAAATTTGGAGTCGTATAATAAATAACATGCCATTTTTCTTAAAGAATAAGGGTACTGTTAGAGCTTTGAAAGGGTTAATAAATGTTTATGGAATACCATCTACAATTTTAAGAGTTAAGGAATATGGTGGACCTGATTTATCAGATGATGCTTCTCCTCAGTTTGAAATAACAAGAAAATTTACAAAAGCTTTAGATTTTAAAGGTGCTCAATATGTAAAGGTTGGGTGGACTGATGATTTAGAATCACAGAGAAAGCCTGATACTGTAGAATTTAGGTTTAGAGCTGCTACCGGTTCAAATCAAATCCTTGTAGAGAAGCAGGATATTAATAATCAAGATTGGTTCATAAGGTTAAAAGATAATGGTTCATCCGATAACTATGGTCAGGTTTCATTTATGTTATCAGGCTCTGCTGTTGGACAGGATATCGGTCAGTTTAAAGAAATAACATCAACATCTTTACCTATATATGATGGTGATTTTTATTCTGTTATGGTTGCTAGAACATCTGGAAGTAGCAATACTGCAGTATCACAATCGTACCAATTAAATGTTGGCAAGTATGATGCTAGTAGAAGTAAAATACACTTATATAGTACATCGACTATGGATGTAACACAAGCAGCTTCTTCATCTTTTAGTAACGCGTGGACGGGTAGTGGTGATATTTACATCGGTGGTTCTGGTAGTATAGATGATGTTGGTGTACAATTTAGTGGTTCTATAATGGAATACAGGCATTGGACAGAAACATTAAATACATCATCATTTAAGAATCACATAGCTAATCCAAAAGCTTATGATGGAAATACTGTGTCATCATCTTATAGCAACTTAGTATTAAGATACTCCTTTAATGATGATAAGGATTTAACTTCTGATGTAGAGGGTATACGAGATGTTAGTTCAAACCAAACACAAACCGTATCAGGATCTCACAGTGGATTTACAGGAAACTTTTTTAGAAGCGTGGTTGATGAACAGAAAACCCACATACCAAGCATAGGTGCTTTAAGAAGAACTACGAATAAAATTAGATTAGAAGATAATAAAATAAAGCAAGGATTTAATTTAAATTCAGAACACAGAGCTACTGTAAGTGCTTATGATACTGCACCAAGTGACTCTAATAAGGTTGGTATATGGTTTGCGCCAACGGATGTTATCAATACCGACATTATTAACTCAGTTGGTAATTTAAATTTTGATAATTATTTGGGTGATCCAAGAGATAAACAAGAGCTAAGTTATAGGGGTTTAGAGAATATAGCTGATAATTATTGGAAAAAGTATAACTCACCAAATAATTTTTGGGATTACATTAGAATGATTAAATATTACGACCAATCATTGTATCCTCAAATAAGGAAATTAATACCAGCTAGATCAAAACCTGATATTGGGTTGTTAATTGAGCCAAATATATTTGAGAGACCAAAAGTTATTGTTGGAAAAGAACCAACCGCCGAAGATAGATTTTTTAGTTCTTCTATAAATATACCAAATGAGGTTATTATTGTAACTGGTTCTTATAATGCTGGATTTAGTATTAGTGATTATGATTCTTATACTGGAAGAATTGATATATTTAGTTATGATTCTGGCTCATCAGTCATATCATCAAGTGGTGAGTATACTACCTATACAGGATCTAATTCTGAAATTAAGGATAGAAATACAGAACTTTCCATATGGCAAAGGTTAGGTGAGGGTAATTATAAAACCGCATCTATCACACAAGGGGATGTAAAGTATAATGAAGTTTTTCAACCAATAATAACAGGATCTAGAATATATGGTGTAAATCAAAAACTTATCCCACTATACTCATCATCATTGAGCGCTTCATTACAAATTGCATATTCATCTTCTTTCTATAATGTGGATACGGATAATTATAATCATTTGACTCAAGGATTGATTAATTCCTTTTATGCTGGCGTTAAGAATACTAAAAAAACTACTCCGGATAGCCAGCCGCCGATAGAAGTAATCATATCCGCTCCAACTAAATTGGTAACTACAAAGGATGGGGAGTCTACATTAAAAACTGGAGATGGGGTAATATCAGAGTTCAAAGAGGCAGTTAGTAAAGAAGAAAAAGAAAATTTAAAAGTAGAAAAACAAACAGGTATAAAGAAGAAGAAAAGAAGAGGTTTGAGAAGTTTGAAGGTTAAACCGGAAACAGATCAAATGAGAAAGAAAATGAGAAAAGAGGAACAATTTAAGAAGGAATCGGATTTGGGTGTTATGAAAGAAAGTAGGGCCGGAAAAGAATCGGATGATAAAGATAGTGACGATTCTAAATCTAAAATAGATCCTGACAAATAAGGTAAATAAAATTAACAAAAATTTGAAATAGTGATATTTATATATAACTCATATTATAAATCATATATCAAAAAAAATTATTAGGAGCTAATTATGGGATTTCTAAACAACACTACTGTTACTGTAGATGCTATACTAACTAAAAAGGGTCGTGAATTGTTAGCACAAGGTACAGAAGCATTTAATATTACAAAATTTGCTTTATCGGATGATGAAGTTGATTACAATTTATGGGATGTAACACACCCAAATGGAAGTGATTACTATGGATCGGTAATTGAAAATATGCCACTTTTAGAGGCAATACCAGATGAAAATCACGTCATGAGATATAAGCTTGTTACCCTTCCAAAAAATAGTATTAGAATGCCTGTGGTTTCTGTAAGTCCAGGATCGGTTACTTTCGGTGTAAGTGGTGGTTTAAATCAAGTATCACCGACAATCGAACCTTTAACTGCTAATGTTGCTGACGCTTCTTATACATTTATATTACACGATCAGTCTGTTTGTAGTATGACGGTACAAAATGCAGGTGGTGGATCGGTTGGTGCTACTACTCCATTCTTCTTAGGAGATGATGATGCACCAAATAGTAAAACTCTTGTTGCAGCTAGTGTAAAGGTTGGAGTTCTTCCACTACAGAATGCATCAGCTACTCAACTAACTGTCATAGGTAATGATACCGGCGCTACAAATTCCATAACCATAACAAATAATGTAACACTTGCATCAATTGCTACGGTTGGTGGTGCTGGCGCTTTTTAATAAATTAAAGGAGTAAAAGATGGCAATCTATAAAGATTTTAACATACAACCTGAAAACAGCTTGGTTTCAGGAGATGTAGTCACTAATGTAAAAGATACAGTTTCTTCAGGAATGTGGGCTGATGGGGATGGTAGTATGACTACTTTCTTTACTTCATCTACTCAAAGTTCAAGCAATCATCAATATTATTTAGATGTTTACGCATCTAATCCACAAACTGATGCAACTGCTAAATCCCAATTTTCAGTCGCTTTTGGTCACTTTGAGGGAAGTGGTTCTGTTGGTACTAAAGGTGTTGATGGAAATAGAGCATCTGCTGCTATATATAGGCAATTATCCAATACTTTATTAGGACCAAATGAAGAGAAATTCTCATTTGCAGATTCTGGCGGAGATCACACAACTCCTTCTTATATCTATGCGATATCAATTGCTAGACAACAACTTCGTGAGAAGATGGATCCAGGTAATTGGGAATTGCATTTAAGTGGTAGTGGAACATCAACGTTAAAATTAATTGACGATAGTGGTGCTACAACAAATCCAACTGTAAATCAAGGTGGTAGGGTATTTAACATTGTTAGTGGTTCTATATCTGGTGGTACAGCAACAACAAAAACACCAGCTACTTCACAAGATGGTGGGGGATTTGGATTGTTTTATCCTGATATGGGATTAATGGTATTTAATGGACCTGTTTTAGCTGCACAAACATCTGCGTCATTATCAGCGTCTGTTGCTTCAAATACAGAGGGTGGAAACGTTGGTAAATTTTATGAAAAAATAGAAGGTGCTGGATATTTTGCTGCTAGAAGAGAAGAGGTGATAAGCTCTCAACATTATTTCTGTAGAGTACCTAATAAAGAGTTTAATTTTAGTTCCAATCCTACTTTTACATCAGGTTCAAACGGAGACTTTACTGTTCCAACTTTCTTTAAAAATCCAAAGTCTTTTATAACACAAGTGGGATTGTATAATGATAACAATGAACTCTTGGCTGTTGCTAAACTGAGTAAACCATTATTGAAAACTTATTCAAGGGAAGCTATAATCAAAGTTAAATTAGACTTTTAAGCTTGGGAGATATAGGTCATGTTTAAAAGGCTAGACCCAAGAGACATTAATGTAACGCCATTCAAGGCTTATAAACAGTTTAATGTTACTAATGTAGATAGTGGTAGTGGTGTATATGGTTTTAGAGCTGTAAGTGCGAGTATATACAATTTTGATACCGATAATGCTCAAAAAACAACCTTTGAATCTGCTAGTTTTTATTACATTCCAACCTGGTTTATGTTAAATCATATGTACTATCGTGATACTGAAAATAATTTCAATAATTTCGGACAAAATAATGGTAAACAATATAGATTATTACAACCATCTGCTTCTGTAATATCAGTTCCTAAAGATTTATATGGAGAAAGAATAAAACCAAAGTCTATTGTACTGAAAGATGATAGCTCATCTTCAACAGTTACAATTGTAGATGATGGTAATGGTAACCTTTTTGATAATAGTTTATCATCTAGTTTTGCTGATTTTGCTGCTAGTGGATTTAATGATGAAAATATAATTCAGTCTACTGCTAGCTTTGCTGGTAATGTATTTTACGAACAAGGAGTTTTAGTATTTACAAATACTGGATCTAAGTTTGTAGATGTTGGAACTGGACTGGGTACTGATGGGTATGATTTAGAATATAAAGCGCAAGTTACATTAAGAGAACATTCATATACTTGTATAGTAGGTGAAGGTGAGTTGAATAGTACTAATAATATATCAGTAACTACTGATAGGAGTGGTAGCATAAGTGTCTCAGGCTCACATAGTTGGAAACTTTTTCCACCTGGCCATGCAGCTGCTAAGTCAGGCTCATATAAACATTATTACGGGCAATCTCCTACATTTAATAATTTCGTGACACATTCTGAGTTTCAGCCATATATAACAAAAGTAGGATTGTATAATGACTTTAATGAATTAATAGCTATTGGTCAATTATCACATCCTATAAAAAATGATGAGGAGTTAGCTTTGGGTATTCAAGTGAGGTTTGATGTATAATGGGTAAGTTTAAAAAAATGATGGAAGTAACTTCTGTAAAAGAAAGTACAACTTCAACTAGTTCTCCAGGTCCAAAAGGATATGCCGCTTTTCTAAAAGACTCTGATGAATTTAAAAAGAAAAACAAGAGTATGGCTTCTTTTTATAAAAAAGCTATGGGTTATTTACTTGTAGAAAGAATAGACTATTTAGACACCGCAAAACAGATGGTTAAAAAATATGGTTTAAAATCTAAAGTAAAAATAGGTTCTGGTAAAAACTTTGGTGAGTATGTGCCTGAAACTGATACTTTAACATTAAGACCATCTTACAAATCAACCAAAGACTTTCTGATGACAGTTCTGCACGAAATAGGACATGCACTTGATTCTAAAAGACTAGGTAAAATAAAGTTTATGAAAAAATACACACAGGCTGGCACAATGGCTGCTTATGATGGATTAGATCCTCACGATGATAATAAGTGGGAAGAGAAAGCTGAAAGATTTGCTAAAAAAGAAATAAAAAAATATTTGTATAATAAATAATTTCTGTATATATATTATTATGTTAACATACAATTTGGTTATTGAAAAATTCTTGATAGGTTTTTTAATAAGAAATCTTTGCCCTGAAGTACCAAATATTAATTTAACTAATAACAAGTAACAAGTATAACAAGTACAAGTATAACAAGTACAAAGTAATTAATTATGAAATCAAGAAGTGCTAAAAATAAAGGTAAAAGACTTCAAAACAATATAAGAGATCTTTTATTAGAAACATTTAATCAATTAGAGCCCGATGATGTTCGTTCAGCTATTATGGGTGAACAAGGAGAAGATATTAAATTATCTCCAGCAGCTCGTAGACTCATACCTTATTCATTTGAGTGTAAGAATCAAGAAGCATTGAATATATGGTCATCACTACAACAAGCAGAAGAAAATAGTGGTGATTACGATCCTGTTTTGATATTTAAAAGAAACAGAAGTAAAACATATGCAGTTATTAACATAGAAAAATTTATAGAACTAATAAATGAATCAAATAGTAAATCTACTAAATAGAGTAATAGGAAATAGAGGGAGACAATTAAAGAAAGCCAATGAGTACATGTATTGGTCTCCGTTTACCTCACACCATAAACCTAAATTACAAATAAATACACAAACTCAGAAATGGCATTGTTGGGTTTCAAATCAAGGTGGTCATAAACTTTATCAGCTATTTAAAAAATTAAAAGCTAGTAAAGAGCAATTTGATGAACTTACAGAGCTTGTGGGTGGATTCCAATCACTATCATCAAATCGTGAGAAAGTCAAGAGAAATATTGTAAGATTACCAAAAGAATTTAAGCCGCTTTGGAAAAATGGTTCTAGTATAATTGGTAGACACTCAAAAGCATATCTCAATAACAGAAATGTTTCTAGTGGGGATATTCTTCGATATGGGATAGGTTATTGTGAAGATGGTATATATGCTAACCGTACCATTGTACCTTCCTATAACAGCGAAGGAGAGCTTAATTATTTTGTCGGTAGAGACATATACAATGGTGGTATGAAATATAAAAATCCACCTGTATCTAAGGATGTTATTGGATTTGATTTATTTATCAATTGGGATGAGCCGATTGTATTATGTGAGGGTGTTTTTGATGCGATGGCTATAAAAAGAAATGCTGTTCCTTTATTTGGTAAAACTATACCGAAATCTCTTATGAAAAAAATATACGAAAAAAAGGTTAAGAAGATATATATATTATTAGATAGGGATGCTGTTAAAGATGCTATAAAAATAACAGATGATTTAACTAAAAATGGCATAGATGTTTATTTCGTAAGACTGTCGAAAGAAGATCCTTCAGATATGGGATTTAAAAGAGTTATTAATCTCATAAAAGAAACTAAACAAACTTCTTTCTCTGATTTAATGAGGATGAAATTAAATGGTAAAAAAAGAAAATATTTGGAAATTTAATGATGAAGAATGGAAGGTTCATTTTGATGATTCTGAGCTGCTCAAACTAGCAAAGAAAAAATTTAATTTGGGAAATTCTATGACTATTTATTATGAAAGTGGAAGTCTCTCCGAAGAAACTTCTTGGGATATTATAGTACCAAATAATAAAATCGATGAAGTTAAAAAATTCATAAAGGATAATTCTTGATTAAAGAAAATGTTGTTAAAGTACCTTTTCGTAAGTTAAAATATATTCACCACATATCTGATATACAAATCAGAAATTTAAAGCGACACACAGAATACGAAGAAGTGTTCAATCGTACATACGAACAGGTAAAAAAACATAAAGATAATGCCGTAGTCTATATCGGTGGTGATATAGCACACTCTAAAACCGAAATGTCACCTGAGTTAGTCGACCAGCTCTCACGATTATTTAAGAATCTGGCAGACATCTGCCCTACGATTCTAATCGCAGGCAATCACGATTGTAATTTAAATAATCTTTCGAGAATGGATGTTCTTTCCCCAATTGTAAATAATCTACAACATAAAGATTTACATTACCTAAAACATAGTGGTGTGTATAAATGTGCTGATGTAAAGTTTGTTGTATGGGATGTATGGGAAAAGGAAGATGATTATATTGAAGCTAAGGATTTTGAGGGTGATACAAAGATAGTTCTCTTTCACGGAACAGTAGATAAGTCTGAAACAGATTTAGGATTCTTTCTTCCATCGGATGTTAAGATTGCTAAATTTGATGGTTATGATATGGGATTGCTTGGAGACATTCACAAAAGACAGCATCTCAATAAAAAAGAGACTATTTCTTACTGTGGTTCATTGGTACAACAGAACCACGGAGAAGGATTAAGTCATGGTTATCTACTATGGGATGTTCCGAAGAGAAAGTCTGAGTATATAGAGATACCGAATGACTACGGCTATTATACAATTAATATAGATGATGGTAAGGTGCCTGACTGTCCAGATATACCAAAAATGGCTAGGTTAAGAGTTAGGGTATCCAACACAACACCATCAAAATTAAAAAAAGCTATGAGCCTTATTCATAGTAAGTATGGTATAAAAGAAGTAACAGTTACAAAAACAGATTCTATAAACTCCATTGAAAAAGTTAGAGGGCAGCACATATCGGTTGGTAATGTAAGGGATGCTGACTATCAATATAATCTAATAGAGGAATATCTAAAAACAAATCACTTTGTAGACAAGCAAACTTTAATTGATATAAAAAAAATAAATGAAGAATTAAATGGAAGTTTACCAGAAGATAATGTAAATAGAGGAGTAAACTGGCAAGTTAAAAAGTTAGAATTTGATAATATGTTCTCATATGGAGAAGATAATGTTGTGGACTTTACTAAATTAAGTGGGATAGTTGGTATGTTTGCACCGAATGCTAGTGGAAAATCTTCTTTATTAGACGCACTTTCATTTTGTTTATTTGACAGATCTTCAAGAGCCTATAAAGCAGTAAATGTTCTAAATAATAAAAAAGACTATTTTAGTTGTAAAGCTACCTTAGAGGTAGAGGGTATAGAGTATTTTATAGAAAGAAATGCTAAAAAACAAAAGAATGGTCATGTTAAGGTAAATGTAGATTTTTATTCATTCTCTGATGATGGAGATAAAATATCTTTTAATGGTGACCAAAGAAGAACTACAGATGTAAATATTCGTAAGTTGATTGGAACTTATGATGATTTTGTAATGACATCCCTTTCTTTACAGACTAACTCAACTGTATTTATTGATAAGACACAAAAAGAAAGAAAAGACTTGCTCGCACAATTTATGGGAATTGGTGTATTTGACCAACTTTATACATTGGCTAGTGATGAAATACACGATGTATCTTCTCTACTAAAATCATTCAGTAATAATAACTACGATACGGAATTAGCTAAAATAAAAGATTCTTTGGTTGGTATGAAGAAAGATTCTAAAAAGCTAACTTCAAATAAAAAAGAATTGGTTATTGATAAAAAACGTGAAGATAGAAAAATTATCAGTTTAACTAAGCAGCTTAGAAAAGTAGATGAAACTGCTGAAAGTTTAGATGTATTAGAAGAGAAAAAATTATCTTTAAATAGTGAACTAAAATCAACAGATGAAAAATTTGGTAAATTAAAAACATTATCTGAGCAATATAAAGTTGAAGAAACAGAATTAACAGAAAAAATTAAAATTTATAAAGAAAATGAGGTGGATAAAAAGTTTGCTCAATTTGAACAATATAGTTTAGAAAAATCAAATCATCAAATTGAAATAGATAAATTAAAAATAGAAGTTCAGCACAAATTAGACAAGATTGAAAAGCTTGGTAATTTAGAACATGACCCTGATTGTGATTATTGTATGAGTAATCCATTCACATTGGATGCTATAGAAACTAGAGAAAAACTAAATGAGGATAAAAATTTAGCAGACACTTTTCTAAGGAAATCATCTGATTTAGATAGTATAATAAATGGGTTATCTCACATTACCGCTCACAAAAAACAAATGGATTCTTGTATAAATGATTTTAATTTACTTACTTCTAATATCAGTAAGGTAGATAGTGAAAGAAAATTAACTACAGAAAAGAAAAAAAATCTAATAAGTCAATTAGCTATCATTGAGGATAAGATTAATATCTATCACGAACAAGAAAAGGATATTATTTATAATAAAGGTTTAGTGAATGATATAGAAAATGCACAAAACAATTCTGATAATTTAGAAATCGAAATAGAAGAATTGGATAAAAAGCTTGGTTCTGTAAATGGTGAAATAAAGGTATTAGAAACTAATAGAAAAAACATTTTAACAAATATTAAAAAGGTAGAAGAGTTAGAAGGAAAGTATGCTGCTTATCAGTATTATATGGATGCAATCAAACGTGATGGTATTCCTTATGAACTAATATCCAAAGCTCTTCCAACCATTGAGGGTGCTGTAAATGATATACTTTCTCAAATTGTAGACTTCTCTATGATATTGGAAATGGATGGTAAGAATGTAAATTGTTATATCGTTTATGATAATGACAATGTTTGGCCTCTTGAATTAAGTAGTGGTATGGAAAGATTTATATCTTCATTAGCTATGAGGGTTGGATTGATAAATGTATCCAATCTACCAGCAGCTAATTTTCTTGCAATAGATGAGGGGTGGGGTACTATGGACTCCGACAATTTAAACTCCGTATACAACCTATTTCAGTACTTAAAAACGCAGTTTCAATTTACAATGATTGTTTCTCATATAGACTCTATGAGAGATGCTGTGGATACCTTATTAGAGATAAAAAAAGAAGATAATTTTAGTAACGTTTCTTTTGACTAACAAGTAAATTCTTAGGTTTGCTCTCTCCCCTTTTAAGACTTAGTATATGCTGATTAAGTACTGCGCTCATCGTGGTACTTTCTTCCCTAACATACACTCTAAACCAGTCTACTAATCCCTCTTCTATAGTAAATGAATATTTCTTTTTCATACCGATAATCTCCATATATTATACATATAATAAATATTAAAATTTTTAATAATGATATTTATTAATGATATCAAACAATAGGAAATTCTTAATGGCAACCGTAAAAAGATTTAATAAATTACTTGGGCTTGAGAATATAGATGTATTAATTGATGAAAGAGACACTTCTAGACACATCATAATTACAGATATGCCTCAGAGTTTACCTCAAGGTAAAAGTTCATTTCTAATAGAAGTCTCGCCTTATATGAAAGAGGGTGTTGAACTTCAAGTAGATTTTATGGATTCAGAAGGTAATAGCATATACCTTGAACCAGTTCAAAATTATCTAGAGGGTTCTTCAAGAACTATGTCGGTTGAGATTTATGATACTACAGCTGCTGGTGTAGCCACTATGATATTGGTTGGTGAATTAGATAGGATACCAACAACTCCAGGAAATTTTAGTGAAACTGAAGAAGTTCCTGTAGATTTTCAAGGTGTGTATAATGTAAGACTCACTCGTGAAGTTATTATAAATACAGCAGAATTAAATACTCAACCTATAAAATTTTATTCATCACCAAGACTTATAGCAAATGAGCAAAGATTTGGAACGATGGAGAGAGAGGTTGTAGAAGGTGAAGTAGCTTCAGCTGCTTTTACTGTCATTGGTAGACCAGTAACCCAACAATCTTATGAGGTATTTACTACAGAAGAAAATGAATCTAATGCACAAGGTTCTGGTGTTACTGAAACTAATGATAATAAATCTATAAAGCCACCTGATGGTGATGTAAAAGGCGATAAAGCAGAAAAAGAAAAATTAAAACAACACACTAAAAAAAGAAGTGTCCGCACAGATAGTAGATTTAAAAGGTCTAGAAGAATTAGGAGAAGAAGGTCTCCTGTGGAATACCCCTATTCATTTTCTATATCTGATGAAGAGCATGAATTTACTACAAATGAAATTGGAGGAGAAATAAGATTTTCTGATATAGACACCACTATATATAACAGCGAAGATTTAACAAACAATGGTTTAGAAACACCCACATTTAATGTGGTGAGTGACACACTTGATGAAAATTTCCCAACACATTATACAGCCTCTATTGCTGATTTAAATAACAGCCTTACTGCTTATACAAATACACCATTTACAAAACAAGACAGAGAGGGAAATTATAGAATATTAGAATTAAAAGCTACTGGTCAAACTTTTTATGAAAAACAACCATCTGCTTCCTTTAGTTTAACAAATATAGTTTCTTATGCTGATATAACTTTAAGTCATTTAAGAACATTTTCAGGAGAATTATTTAAAGCAAAAGTTTATGTTAGAAGTGAGGGTTCTTTTGATGATTATAAATTATTGGCTGAAGTTCCTATAGAATCCCCTGAACTTATGATAAACTCAAATTCTGTTGGTATAGGTGAGCGAACAGGTTATTTTATTTCTGAAGAAGATAAAAATACATATTGGGATTTGTTTGGTAGTACTAACGGATTGACAGCAGCTTCATCAACATCAACAGCTTCTTTTGATAACAACACATTATTAGACTCAATTATGGTTTCAGGAAGTACATCTACATTTTCAGACCAAATAAGATTTCAATTAAAAGAAGATTATAAATTTGTATTAACAAAGGATATAGATTACACATTGTCTTTCAACACCGTTGGTCAAAAGGATACTGATGGTAGAGCTTTAATGTTAGTATACATTTCAGGTTCTTGTATGAATCAAGCTAATAGTTTGTACAATGACGAATTTACTGAAATTAATATTGAAGAATCTTCAGCTTATGGTAAAAGAATGGGTGTATTGGAAGTGGAAACCAGTGATGATGATAGAAAAGATTTTAATTTAGTTAGTCACAATTTTAATACAGATTCAACTGGTGAGGCAACAATTCAATTCAGAGTAATATCAGGACAATGGAACTTATCTGATATATCTGTAATTCCAGCAACAGACACCGGATTCTCTCCGTCCTTTGTTAAGTTTCAACAACAATTACCACCTGAATTAACACATAAGAGACCTGAAACATTAGAATTTCTAACAGAATTTTATGATATGAATAATAATTTGGCTGATGAAATAGCAGTAACAACTGGCTCTATATTCACAGGTGCTAATATGGTTATTACTGGCGATGATAATACAATGAGTGGTGACTTATTTATCGGTGGTGATACTACCGGTAGTGGAATGCACTTTGGTGGTGTAGACTCTAACTTGCCAGAAACAGGTACTGATGGTGCTACCGGTTCTGGCTTTATGAGGTCGGTTGGTTATTTAGGATTTGCTTCAGCTTCAGATGCATCATTGGATGGTAAACCTGGCTTTATGATTTATAGTGGTTCTGTTTTACCTGATAGTGGTGAAAATTATGCTGGTGTTGGCTTGGAATTGGTTGGTGCTAGTGGTTCTCTAAAATTTAGAACAAATCCAAGTTTATTTGATGTTCAAGCAGATGCATTTTTTGTAGGTAAAACTACAACCCAATTCATAAGTGGTTCAGGAGAAAAGATAGAAATAAGTTCATCAAACTTTCATTTAGATGACGCAGGTAATGTGGATATGACGGGTACTATTACTGCTAATGCTGGAGAAGTCGGAGGCTTTACAATAAAGGATAGTAGTCTTAGAGCTGGTACAGGAAACTCATCAGTTACAATGAGTGGCGCAGACCAATTAATGAAATTTGGTAGTGGTTCTACATTTACTGCTAGTGAAATAGATGGAATACTTTTTGGTAAAGATACGGATGGTAAGTATAAATTTGGTGTTGGTAAGGGCGGCTCTTATGTATTTTTTGATGGTGATGCTGTACAAATAGCCTCAGAAGATATCAATGTAACTGCTTCAGTTTTCTCTATTGATGTGGATGAATTTAAGTTAAGTGCTACAAATTTATTTGTAAGTTCTAGTGAAGGTGGTTTTGTATCTCTTGGAAACCCAAGACCATCTGGTATAGGTGGTACTAATAATGGTATATTTATGCAGGGTAGAAATCCAGACGATACCAAACCTAAGTTCTTAGCAGGTAATGCAGCTGGCGGTCATATATCATTCGATGGTGATAATGTTTTTATGTCATCTTCTGCTTTCTTCTTAGGCTCACCATCTCAATTTGTAAGTGGTTCTTTGGGTAATGTAGAAATAAGCTCATCAAATTTTCATTTGGATAATGCTGGTAATGTAATAATGAGTGGTAAGATTACTGCTAATGAAGGTGCGATTGGTGGTTTTAATATAACAGATGATGCATTATCTTCTACAAACTTTTTTATAAGTGGTAGTCCAACTGCTGGTGGAGATGATACTCCCGAACATATGTTTATTAGTGCTTCTAATTTTAATGTTAAGGCTAGTGGTGATGTTACTGCATCTGCTCTTTCATTAACTGGAGGTGATGTAGGTGGTTTATCTGTAGAAAGTGGAGTTATATCAGTAGGCTCTATTCTAAAATTAAAAGATAGTGGTCAAATAACTGGTTCAAAAGTATTATTTAGTGGTGGTACAATTGGCGGCTTTACTGTAAATGGTGGAGCAGGTCAGAGTAGTTTAATTGGTAAAACGAGTGATCCAGCTGAAAGATTTAGACTGGATTTGCTGAGTGGAGAATTGCAAGTAGAAGGAAATGATGGTTTTGGAATAACTTTAGGCGGCGATGCTTCTAGTGGTTATGAAGCAACAACTGACACTAGTATACCAATAGTTTTAGCTACTACAGAAGATGCTAGTAGGACTGTTGTTAGATTTGGTGATTCGGGTCAGTTCTTTAAATTTGATTCTGGCGCAACGCCAAAATTAACTATTAGCTCAAGTGATTACTTTCTTGGCACATCTACTACTTTTATAAGTGGTTCTAACGGAAATATTAAAGTTAGTGGAAGTAATTTAGAATTAGAAACACCAAAGTTTTTCTTAGGTAGAAAGGGTAATCAATTTGTAAGTGGTTCTAATGGTAATGTAGAGATAAGTTCATCGGATTTTCATTTAACTGCGCAAGGAGATGTAACTGCTTCTGCTATATTGTTAGGCGACAAGGATGGTAGTAATTTTTTACAATTTGCTGGTGATACTTTAACTGTAAGAGGAGATTTAGCAGTTGATTCATTATTCTTACCATCAACTATAGATGGTGCAACATCAACAGCCGTAAACGCTTCTTCATCTTTAGATTCAAATGGTTTTGCTAAATTCGTATCAGCCTCCATCGGTGGATTTATAGTAAATTCATCACAAATAAATTCCGTAAATAATAATATAGTCTTACAATCCAATGGTGCGGCTACGATAAGTGGTAGCTCTGTAAATTTACAAGCTCCTATATTTTATTTAGGAAACCAAACAAATTTCATAAGCGGCAGTAATGGAAATATAGAAATATTCAATAGTGGTGCAACCACAATAAGTGGTAGTTCTGTAAATGTTCAAACTCCAAAGTTTTATTTAGGGGAAACTGATAATTTTATAAGTGGTAGTAATGGGAATATAGAAATATTTAATACAGGAACTACAACTATTAGTGGAAGTGCGGTAAATATTCAAACACCTAAATTTTATTTAGGAGAAACTGGTCAATTTATAAGTGGTAGTAATGGAAATATTGAGATAAGTTCTTCTAATTTTCATTTAGATAGTGCTGGTAACGTTGTTATGTCAGGTAAAGTAACCGCTGATACAGGAGAAATAGGTGGATTTACAATAGGAGATGATTTAGATTCTACAGCCGGTACATTAAAATTAAAAGGAGCTAGTGGACAAATAACAGCATCAGCTGCTCAGATAACCGGTAAGATAACCGCTCAAACAGGAACTATTGGTGGGTTCAACATCGGAACAGATTTAGATTCATCTGCTGGTACATTAAAATTAAAAGGAGCAACAGGACAGATTACTGCTTCAGCTGCTCAAATTACAGGTAAGATTACAGCTACAAGTGGGCAAATTGCTGACTTTACAATTGACGGAACAAAACTAAAACAAGGAACAGCATTTCATTTAGATGGGGCTTCCAGTGCTGAATACTTTATATCATCTTCCGACTTTCAAGTTACCCCAGCTGGACAACTTACAGGTTCAAGCGCTTTATTTGACGGAACAATAGATGTAACCGGTACAGGAACAATAGCTGGTTGGACTATAGCTTCGGGAAGATTTAATGATTCCGGAGATAATCTTAGACTCGATGGTGATGAAAGTCAGATATCAGTAAAAAATCATACTTTTGGTCAAGCTGGTATTCAGTTACAATATAATAGTGGAACTACAAGAATGTATGTTGGTGATGGTGCCAATAAACATTTAAAATTTGATGGTTCTGATGTTGATATAAAATCTGCTAAATTTGAATTGGATGCTACTAATTTAGAATTATCATCAACACACGCTTCAATGAGTTTGGGTGAAGGTAAGATTAGATTAGTTGGTGCTTCCACATCAACAATCACAGTTGGTGCTGCTAACGCAATAAAACTATCGGATGATGGTAGTGACAGATTTTTAGTTGTAGGAAGTAAAACTTCGTTTACACATTTTGACCAATCTACTGCTGGTTTAATATTAGGAACTGATAATGGAACTACAAAGTTTGAGTTAGCAGCCGATGCAAATAATTACATATCGTTTGATGGTTCTGCTTTTGATATTAAAACTGAAGTTTTTACTTTAGATACCACAAATTTAGATATAAATTCATCCACAAAAAGAATTGAGGTTTCAGATGGTAGTAATGTAAGGGTTAGAATAGGTGAGGTTGATTCTACTTCAGCTAATCATTTTGGTATAACAATATATGATGGAACCGGTACAGCAGCTTCAGATGAGATAGTTCATCTTAGTGATGCTAAAAATCAAATAGCTAGTTGGTCTTTAAGTCCTAATCAGATTTCAAGTAATAATTTAATATTAGATTCAGATGGAACTATACAAACAGCAGATTTTGCTAGTAATGTAAAGGGTTGGAGAATAACATCAGCAAATAATGGTGAGGCAGAATTTGAAAATGTAAGAATTAGAGGAACTTTATCCACTGCTGTATTTGAAAAAGAAACAGTAAATGCTGTAGGTGGACAATTGTATGTTGCTAATTCTACTGCAATAACAGGCTCTGATACTTTAGCTGCTACTGCAACTACGATGAGTGTGGTTAATGTAACCGGATTTGCAGAAAACGAAGTTTTATCTGCAAAGAAGGTAACTTCCACCGGATTTGGTACGGAATATATGTTAGTTCAGAGTTCTTCAAGGGATAACCCATCAAGCGAATCAGACTTTGCTGGAAAGCTTTTTTTAATTAGAGGATACAGAAGTGGTAGTAATGGAATATCTGGATCTTTAGGTGATATAGCAAATGCTTCACAATCATATGAGCCAGGTCAAGTTATAGTATCAACCGGAAAAGTAGGAACCGGTTACATAAGATTAAATGCAAATCCAAATGATTCGACAACTCCGTATATGGATATTGTTGAAAGAACTGGTAGTGGAGTCTATGATGTAGATTTGAAGGCTCGTTTGGGTGATTTGAGTGGATTAAGTAGTGGGTTACTTTATGGGGAATCAAATCCTGGCTTTGGATTATTTACAGAAAATGTATTTTTAAGCGGAGCTATAACTGCTACTACGGGTTCTATAACCGGAATACTTCATGTTAGAACAGATTTATTAAATCAAGTAACAATAGGAACAAATGTTAAAAATTCTCTTGATGGTATTCACATAAATGATAATAACTTTTGGTATACCAATGGTCATTTTAGAACAGGATTCGATAGTGATAATTTTATACACCAATCGGGTTCTGCTCTTACCTTAAAATCAGAAACGTTTACGTTAAAAGGTGGAACTACTTTAATATTAGATAGTACTACACCTAAATTAGTAATGGGAAGCAGTGCTGCTTCAATAACAGATACGGATAATACCGGTATCTATATGGATGGTAGTGGTAAGTTTAGGGTTGGTGAAGATCAGGGAAGTGGTGATAACTTTATTTACTTCAATGGAACTACCATACAGATGAAATCAACTGTATTTGATTTGGTTGCCGGTTCTACCCTCGTTATTAATAGTTCTACACCTAAGATTGCATTGGGTGCTAGTGCTACTGGACAAAGTTTGACTAGTGGAACTGGTATCTTTATGAATGGAAGTGGACATTTTAAGGCTGGTAAAGCAGGTCACGGTAGAATTGAATGGGATGGGACTGATGTATATGTAAGTTCATCTGCATTCTTCTTAGGAAGTGATTCACAATTTTTAAGTGGTTCAAATGGTAACTTAGAAATAAGTTCTTCTAAATTTCATTTACAGCCAGATGGTGACACCATTATGCAGGGTAAAATTACTGCTACAAGCGGTGAAATAGCTGGTTTGAGCATAGAATCAGACAAAATTTATGTTGGTACTGGTAATCATAACAACAGTGATACATCATTCTATGTAGAGAATGACGGAAAATTTAGTTTAAAAGATAAGTTATCTTGGGATGGGAGTGATTTATCAATTGAGGGTTCGATAACAATTACAGGAGGAAGTGGTTTTGCTTCACCAGCTGCTGTTAGTGGTAGTGTAAGCGATTTAAGTGGTTCGGTAGCTACTGATGTTGGTGGATTAGCGGTAGCTTCTTCATCAATGGCATCAACTGCAAGATTGACAAGCACTGGTATGGAAATACTGAATAGTGATGATAATGTAATAGCAGCGTATAGTGCTGACGCGGTTATTGGTAGAACTGATGCAGGACAAAGTAATGTATTAATTGATTCGGACGGGAGTATTGATATTAGAAGGGGAACTGAAGTATCTGCATCCTTTGGTACAACAACTACAATAGGTCCAACTTCCGGTAATCATGTTGAAATTACTTCAACTTCTTTGGCAATAAAAACATCCTCAAATGTAACTGCTCTATCAGCATCAGCGGCTGGTTTGGATATGGCTGGAACTATAAAGGCGAGTGGTGGAACAATTGGTGGGTTTGATATAGGAACTGATTTAGAATCACAATCCGGAACTTTAAATTTAAAAGGTAGTACCGGACAGATTACAGGTTCAGCTGTATTATTTGATGGTGGTAAAATAGGTGGATTTACAATTGATGCTGATGAGATTAAAAGTGGAACTAATATAGGTTTAGATTCTACTAATAAAAAATTAACAATAAACGATACCACATTTGGAAATGAAGGAATACAATTAGAATATAATGGTGGTACGCCAAGACTTTATGTTGGTGATGGTTCAAATGAATTTTTTAAATACGATGGAACTAATATAGACATTAGAACACAAAAGTTAAATGCTAGTGGTAGTAGTATAATACTAAAATCATCTGATTTTTATCTTGGTGATAGCTCAAACTTTGTAAGTGGGAGCGGTGGTAATCTCAGTATATTTAGTACCGGAGATACCACATTGAGTGGTAGTTCTATTACTTTGTCTACTCCGAAATTTTTTATGGGAGAAGTATCTCAATTTATAAGTGGTAGTAATGGAAACATTGAAATAAGCTCTTCCAACTTTCATTTACAACCTGATGGTAATGTAATAATGAGTGGTACGGTTACTGCTGGTGCTGGTGAGATAGGTGGATTCACACTATCCGATACAGAAATAAGTGCTAGTGGATTAGTATTAAAGGCTAGTGGACAAATGACTGCTTCTGCAGTATCGATGTCTGGAATGATAAATGCTAGTTCAGGACAGATTGGTAACTTTGCTATAGACAGTAATAATTTAGTGGGTGGAGGGACCTTTCAATTAAATCCAACTAACAATAGTGGTGAGGTTAGAATGGGTAGTAGTTTTGGACCAAACTCAGCTGATAGTACGACTACCGGTATTTACCTAAGTGGTACTGGTGAGTTTGGTTTCATTCAAGACACAAATAATAGGGTTTTTTCGGATGGAAATGGTCTTGATATACGTTCAACCGAATTTGTTTTGAATGCAGGAACATTAGAATTAGAAAATAAAACAACAACAACAGGAAAACTTCGTTTGGGTGGAACATTACCAACAGCATACGATAGTGGGGTTGGTTTTTATGCTGATGGTACTGGTAAATTTCTTGTTGGTAACTCAACTGGTTCAAGGATTCAATATGATGGTAATAATACACTTATATTGAGTTCATCTAAATTTGTTATTGGTGATATAGGTAGTAACTTTGTTAGTGGTAGTGATGGTAATTTAGAGATAAGTTCATCTAAATTTCATTTAGACAGTAAGAATGAAATTTTTAGCGTAGGACAACCATCTGGTAGTAGAATACAATTTGATGGAACTGAGTTAATTATGAGTTCATCTAAATTTTTATTGGGTGGTGGGGAACAATTTGTAAGTGGTTCAAATGGTAACATAGAAATCAGCTCATCAAATTTTCACTTACAGCCAGACGGTGATGTTGTTATGTCAGGTACTGTTACTGCAAATGCTGGTGCTATAGGTGGGTTTACAATAAATTCTGGCGCTATAGAATCATCTAACATCAAAATTTCTTCTACGCACGCTTCAATGTCACTAGGAGGAAACGTAAAGATAGTTGGAGGAACAGACAGTTTTATTGCTGGTGGATCTTCACATTTAGATGATCCTTTTGGTGCTGCTTTTGACAATGATAATACTGGCTTTGTTCTTGGTATAGATGATGATGTTGTAAAATTTGAAATATCTGATGATTCTGGTGATAATAAAATAGTTTTTGATTCATCGGCTAGTGATGTATTAGTATTAAAGGCTGAAAGTTTTTCATTTGGTTCAACAAACTTTAAGCTTACAGACTCGTCACTTAAATTAGGTACAATAGATAATGTGACAGATACAGCATCTACTGAAACAGGATTCTTTGTAGACAGCAGTGGTAATGTATTAATAAAAACAGGCACTAGTTCCGAGACGGGCTATATGCAATTTAACAGTAATAATTTAAAAATAAAGACAAGTAATTTTGAAGTAGATGGTGGAGATGTAACAATAACAGGTGCTGTTACAGCAACCAGTGGTAATATTGCAACGTTTTCTATAACATCGGGTAGTATTGATTCAAATTCTAATAATGCAAAGCGTGGAATAAAAGTAGAGCCAGGCGCATCAATTAGAGGTTACGGAAATGAGGTACATAAAACAACTACAGTGGCAGGAAAATTTAGTTTTTCTGTGGGCTCAGTATCGCCATCAGCAACAGCTAACGTTCCGTTTAATAGCAACTACTCAGCACCGCCTGGTTTGAGTGGTGATTAATAATAAGGAGTAAATAATGGCAGATTATCCATTTAGAGTAAATATGATGCCCAAAAATGGAGAAGGCACAGTAGCTTTTTTCACATCATCTTTAGCAGATGATAACGAGGGTGATCAAGTACTAACTGCGGCTGATATGGTAGAAAAAATTAATTTAATGCCCAGCGCGTCATATGAGGATGGGACACTAACTCCATCATCCGTAGAAGCGGCACATAATTTTGGGGGTGCTAGAAATATACACTTATCGTGTTCGGTTTCATCTCCACTAACAGGTAGTATAATATTTCAAGATAAAGAGACTGCTACAAATGGTGGATTAGATTTTTACACATTTTGGGGAACAAAGGTTTGTTCTGTTTTAGGTTTACCTGAGGGAATACCAATATACACAGAAAACTTTAAACTATCAGATGACTCTAATAATCCTGACAATTATCTGTCGGGTGATGTTATTGCGAATGGTGTATCGATAAAAGATACCTTTAAATTATCTCCACAAGCTAGATTGAAAAGTAATTTAATATGGGATAAAGAAAATGGAGAAGGTTTAGCACAATGGGTTAGTGGTAGTATAACCCAAGCAAGTATTGGCTATGATGACCAAAACGATAGGTATAAGCTAAATATAGCTACAGCATCAATCTCTAGATTAGAGGTCGATTCGGGTGTAAATGGTACATCAGATGTTTTTTTTCGTGGAATAACAGGTACCGCCAATAAGGAATATTGGATTCCACAGATGTTTATGTCTGGTTTTAATTATGGTTCAGGTGGAGGAACTCAGGTGGTGGTGCCGTTCACATCGGTTCAAGAACAAACCTCTACAACAAATACTATGGAATATAGTAACATTATAATGCCCTTTGATGCTATGGTGAAGAGTGTATCTGTACGCGCTTCGAGTGCAGGTAGCGCCGCCTTTATTAATATGTTTAAATTAACAGATGGTACGGAAGGGGTAACTCTTGGAGGCGGTGGTCCTACTGAAGGTGATGCTATGGCTTCTGTTAACATAACTGCTGATGATACTGTATATTCTGCAGGTTTTTCTTCAGTTACAACTGATGGTCTATATGTTTCTAAGGGAGAAGCAGTATTGTTTACTTTTGATCCAGCTTCCGACACAAACGATACTAGAATAACAGTTTTATTTATGGTAAACCCATCCTCACTTGGATAGACTGATAATTAACAAATCTTATATTTATATATGAATAATAACATAGGAAATTATGGATAAACTAACAGAATTTTTAACAAAACCCTTTCTAAATGAGGGAGCTAGAGATCCAGGTATATTTAAAGCTATCTTTTTAGCTGGTGGGCCAGGAAGTGGTAAATCCTTTGTTGCACAAAAGCTATTTGGCATACCAGAAAAGATAAATGTATCCAAGACCGGTTTAAAGATGGTAAATTCCGACAATGAATTAGAGGTATTACTCAAAAAGTATTTCGGTACAACCGACATTGATTTAATGCCTGATGAGCTATTTGCTGATTTAACAGGTGTGGATAAGTCAGGTAAGCCTGTAGATTATGATACAAGTGGCTTAAGAGATTTTGCTAAATCACTAACCAAACAAAGGTTAAAACTTTATACGGATGGTAAGTTGGGTGTTATCATAGATGGTACTGGTCACAAATATGCTAAGATAAAAGATAAAAGAAAAAAATTAATGGATATGGGTTACGATACCTATATGGTATTTGTAAATACAAGCTTAGATGTTGCTTTAGATAGAAATGAAAAAAGAGCTAGGGTGGTGCCAGAAAAGATTGTTCGTAAGAGTTGGCAGGATGTTCAAAATAATATGGGTGCCTTTCAAGGTTTATTCGGTGGTTCAAATTTTCAGATTATATCAAATAACGAACACCTATCCGAAAAACAAATACACAAAAGATTTAAGATGTTGGTTAGCAAAGGAATAGATAAATTTTTAAAAAAACCAATTAAAAATAAAATTGCTAAGGCTTGGTTGAGAAGAGAAAAGAAACATCAAAAGGTATTTAAAGATCCAGGCCAATCTCGTTTCTTTGAGAGTATAAATGTTCCTGTTGATATAGGTGATACAGTTCTTATGGGTAGATTTAAAAACAAAAAGGTAGTTGTTAAGTCTATTGATTATAATGAAAAGGGTGACTTACTTATCAATGGTAGGACTGCTCTTAAATTTAGGGTTATGAAAAAAGATGAAGCAGCTAGAGTTCCTCGTAAGAAAGGACAACATCGTGGTTCAAAGTCTCATTCAGATTTATACACAGATGAGAATCCAAAAGGAACAATAAAAGGGTTAAAGTTTGCTACAGTAAAGGATGCTAAGGCATCGGTGAGTAAGATAAAAGGAAGTGGTAAAAAACACGCACATAAGATACAAGCCGCTGTAGCTATGGAACAGAGAGCTAGGGAAATGGGTAAAAGTTCAGAGGCTGCTGTCTATAGAGCTTACATCAATAAGATGAAAAAGAAAACCAAAGCTAAGAACGAAGAGTTTGGTGCGCCAGCAGGAACATTACCATCACCAAGTCGTAAGATGGTAAAGAAGATGAAGAAGAAAGGCAATACCTCAGTTCCTTATGGTAGTGGTTATAAGAAAGTAAATGAACAAAAAGAAATCAAAAAAACAATTGGTGTATTCGGTGGTAGATTTCAACCATTTCATAGTGGACATCTAGCAACATATAAATGGTTAACTTCTCAAGTTGATGAGGCCTATATAACTACATCTAATATTAAACAACCACCACGACACCCTATGAACTTTAAAGAAAAAGTTAGACATATGGTTAAGATGGGTATTCCGGCAAATCGTATTATTATGGAAAAATCTCCTTATGTAGCAAAAAATTTATTAAAGAAGTTTAACAAAGATACAACGGCTGTTGTTTATGCTTTCGGTCAAAAAGATGCTGGTAGATTAAAAGCTGGTAAGGGTAAATATTTCCAAGACTATAAAAAAAGTAAAGGTGATATCAAAGGATATGAGGAGAACGGATATTTTATAACAGCGCCCCAATTTGGTTCGGTTAGTGGTACACAGATGAGAAAACTTTTAGGTGACCCGAAACTTGATGATAGTGAAAGAGTAAAAGCATTTAAAAAAGTCTTTGGATATTACGATAAAGGTGTGTATAGTATGATGACAAATAAATTTAAAAAATTATTTGAAACATATACTCTATCTAAAGAGTTAATAGAAAATTTTCTGTTAGAATCATCAGCCACTCCAGCTGGTAATTTGGATGACGGTCCTTCTACATACTATTCGGATTATAAAGTATATAAAAAAACTTCAAAAGAATGGTTAGATTCTATTTATAAAAATGCTGGTTGGGAAATTGTAAATTATATTTTAGATGACAGAGCACAGAATGGAATAGAAAAAAATTATCATTCAGTTCCACTAACTTATTTAGACCACGGTCAAGCAAATGGTTCTACCAGGGCAGTTTCCAAATACAAAACTTGGATAGAAAATGTTGTAAAACCACTTGGTTGGAAAGTTGTAAATTGGATGGGTACTGATGCTGCTATTGATAATATCATAGGTTCATTATTTGCGGCTGGTGCAGATGGGGATTCATATGATGTTACATCCTTATATGAAAAAATAAATTTAGATAAGGAAGTTGATTTATTATTAGAAGGTGGCGCTTATGGTCATTTAAACCACCCATTTGATAATAAAAATCTTACATTTTCAGATTTTAAAACACTAATTATTAATACATTACAAGGTAAACTTGATAATGAAGGAACGGTTACAGAAAAAACAGATGGACAGAATATAATGGTAAGTTGGAAGAATGGTAAACTTTTAGCTGCTCGTAACAAAGGACATATTAAAAATCACGGTGCTAATGCTTTGAATATAGATGGTGTAAAAAGTATGTTTGCCGGTAGAGGTGATATAGAAAAAGCTTTTGTTTATGCTATGAGAGATTTACAGAATGCTGTTGGTAAACTTAGTGATGCACAAAAAACAAAAATATTTGATGAAGGAAAGAAATTTATGTCTTTAGAGGTTATTTATCCTAAGACAGCCAATGTAATACCTTATGATAAAGCACTATTACAATTTCACGGAACAATAGAGTATGATTCTGCTGGCTCTCCAATAGGAGAGGATAGGGGAAGTGCTAGAATGTTAGCTGGTATGATAAAACAGATAAATCAAGATGTTCAAAAAGCATTTAAAATTGAAAAACCATTTGTAACTAAATTACCAAAGGTAAAAGATTTTAGTAAAAAGCAAAGTTACTTTTTAGGAAAACTAAAAAAATTACAGAGTGAATATAATTTAAAAGGAAATAATACACTATCTGAATATCATCAAGCTTATTGGATGGAGTATATTTATAATGGCGCAAAACAAACAGATTATAAACATCCTGATAATAGGGTGTTAATGAAGCTAACAAAAAGATGGGCTTTCTTTGATAAGTCTTATAAGATACCACAGATTAAAAAAGATTTAAAGGACTATCCAAAGTTTTTAAGTTGGGTATTAAGTACAGATAAAATGGATCACGCTAGACTACAAAAACAACATATCAGAGATTGGGAAGTTCTTTTCTTTGAGTTAGGAGCTGAGATACTCTCTAATCTTAGTGATTTTATAGCTGCTAATCCATCTAAAGCTGCTCAACAAATTCGTAAGGATTTAAAAACAGCAATTAACAAAGTTAAAAAATCTAAAGATCCAAAAGTGTTAAATACTTTAAAAACTCAATTGGATAGATTGAATGCTATCGGTGGATTGAAATCAGTAGTGCCAAGTGAAGGAATTACATTTGTGTATAAAGGAAAACTTTATAAATATACAGGCGCTTTTGCACCAGCAAATCAAATCTTAGGTATGTTAAAATTCGTATAGGAGTAGGTTATGGGATATAGTAAAGAATCAGAAAGACAAAATAAAGCTTTAGGTGATATATTAGCCGGAAGAAAAACTGAAAAGAGAGTGATGGTAGGTTACAAAGGTAAGGAAAAAGAAAAAGGAGACATCATTCCAGATATAACACAATTGATGCAAGATGTTAGAATGCCATGGTTTTGTCCAAAATGTGAAGTTGTAATGAAACAACGTTTGGATGATAAGATGTGGAGATTATTTGGTCATTGCTTTGATTGTCAAGTAAAAATAGAAAATAAACTTCGTATTCAAGGAAAGTATGAGGAGTGGGCGGAAAATAAAATTAAACAGAATAAAATATCTTTTATTAAAGACCAAATACAGGCTATTTCTGAATGGAGAGATTCAAAAGCTCCTGAGTGGTATAACAATGTCGGAGTTAATACTCCTGAGTTAGAAAAAGAAAAATGGGATGTTGATATGAATAAGGTAAAAAAAGAAGCTACCGAAGCCTTAGAAAAATATGAAGAAGTTTTAGAACAATTGGAGAGCGAATAATGAAGATATGGAAAATAATACTTGGATTTTTTGGAGTTGTTGGTGCACTCTTTGCTGCTAAGTCTGTTAAAAGTAAAGAGGTTGAAGAACTTAAAGAGGTTATAAAAGAAAACAAAAAAGAAGAGAAAAAAGTTGAAAAAGAAATAAAGGTATTAGAGGAGAATAAAAAATCTTCTAAAAAAGAGATAGGAAATCTCAAACGTAAATTAACAAATTCAAAAAAGAAAACTCAAAAGATGCAGGATGCTTATGATAATGATGAGGTCGAATCGGCTGAAGATTTTTTGAAGAAATTCGCTAAAAAATAGGGAGAAATAAAATGGCAAACATGCATGACGCACCATCAGAGTATGATGATTTTCAAAATAAAGGTATACCTGGAGAATATTATGGTACAGTGATTATTTCAGGATCAGCCGCATCGAATCCGGTAACAAATTTTACAGGTTCAAATTATGGAGCAGCTGCAATTATAGTTAAAACAGGTTCGGCTGATATTCAGACAGTTAATGGTGGGGTGATAGCAGCTACAGATTTGACTGCTGGCGAACTTTATCCAATTTCAATATCTAAAATATCAGGTGGCGCTAGTGCTTACATATATGTTCTTAAAAAGAATGGTTAGTATGAAGGTATTAAAATATTTTCTGATATTCTTTTTTGCTTTATCTATGGCAGATGGACAAAGTATAAAGAAAGATGGTAAGGTAGTAAAAACTTTTACATACGATGAAGCATTAGATATGTTGAAAGCTCGTGACGCACAATGGGAAGGTAAAATAGAAAAAGCTGATTCATTAATTGCATCACAAAAAGTGGTGATTAGTGATTGTGAGAACTTAGTGGTAAAATTAGAAGAATCTGCTAATGTTGATTCATTATTAATTATTGCCAAAGATTCACAGATTAAATTACTTAAAGCTCGTGACGAAGCTAATGAGAAGATGGTAAAGTTGATTGAACCAAAGTGGTATGAAAACCAATATCTTTGGTTGGGTATAGGATTTATTTTAGGAAAGATATAATGAAACCAGGACAACTAAAAGAGGTAATAAAAACCGAATATAAGAAGTGCGCTAAAGACCCTATATACTTTTTAAAAAAGTATTGTGTTGTCCAGCACCCAATAAAGGGTAAAGTTCCATTCCATCTTTGGTCTTACCAAGAACAATCACTAAAAACCTTTGAAGAACATAGGTTTAATATTATTCTTAAAGCTAGACAGTTAGGTTTATCTACGTTATCAGCCGGATACTCCCTTTGGATGATGACATTTCACCAAGACAAAAATATCTTGGTGATTGCAACTAAACAAGATACTGCTAAGAACTTGGTTACTAAGGTTAGGGTTATGCATGCTAACTTACCAAGCTGGCTAAAACAAAAGTGTACAGAAGATAACAAGCTGTCGTTGAGATACAACAATGGCTCACAAATTAAAGCAGTCTCAAGCGGAGAAGATTCTGGTCGTTCTGAGGCTCTTTCATTATTAATATTGGATGAGGCTGCTTTCATTGATAAGATTGAACCGATATGGGCTGCTGCTTCACAGACACTTTCTACTGGTGGACAATGTATTGCTCTTTCTACACCAAATGGTATAGGTAATTGGTTTCATAAGACTTGGGTTGGTGCAGAAGATGGAACAAACGATTGGAACTTTATTAGATTACATTGGAACTTACATCCTGAAAGAAATGATGAGTGGAGAGCTGAGCAAGACAGACTATTGGGTCCTTCGTTAGCTGCTCAAGAATGTGATTGTGACTTCTTAACCTCAGGACAAACTGTTATTGATGGTGTGATATTAGAAGAGTATAAACAAACACACGTTACAGAACCATTGGAGAAGAGAGGAATAGATAGTTGCCTTTGGATATGGCAACCAGCAAACTATACTAGAGATTATGTGCTGAGTGCTGATGTTAGTAGAGGAGATGGTTCAGATTTTTCTGCATTTCACGTTATGGATATAGAAACTATGGAACAGGTAGCAGAGTATAGGGGTAAGATATCAACAAAAGATTTTGGAAACTTATGCGTAAATACAGCAACAGAATATAATAATGCTTTGCTGGTGGTTGAGAATAACAATATAGGTTGGGCTACACTTCAACAATGTATTGATAGAGGATATGAGAACCTTTTTTACACGAGTAAAGATTTGAAGTATGTGGATACAGAACATCAAATTAATAATCGATATAGAACACAAGATCGTAATATGGTAGCTGGATTTAGTATGACAATGAAAACAAGACCTTTGGTAATTGCTAAATTAGAAGAATACTTTAGAGAAAAATCAGTAATTGTTCGTTCAAATAGATTAATTGATGAACTTTTTGTATTTATATATAACAACAATAAAGCTGAAGCGATGCAGGGATATAACGATGATTTGGTGATGAGCTTTGCTCTTACCCTTTGGGTAAGAGATACTGCATTGAGATTAAAAAATGAAGGAATAGAGCTAACTAAAAGAACTTTAGGTGGTGTAGCATCACAGATGTTACCACAGAAACCAACCAATCAAAATAATTCTTGGGAAATGGAAGTAGGACCCAATGGAGAAAAAGAAAATTTAGATTGGTTAATTAACTAAGAGGTAAATTATGGCAGAACAAGATTTATTTTCAAGACTAAAACGATTGTTTTCAACAAATACAATTGTTAGAAATATAGGTGGTAGAAAGCTAAAGGTAGTAGACACGGGACAATTACAATCGAATATTCAAACTAATCTGGTAGACAGGTATACTAAATTATACTCTACTTCACAGAATATGGGATATAACGACCAATTATATCAACAACAATTGAGGTTAGGTCTATTCAAAGATTATGAATCAATGGATTCCGATTCAATAATTTCCTCAGCCTTAGATATTTACTCTGATGAATCAACAATGAAAAATGAGTATGGTAAGGTATTAGATATTAAAACAGACAATGACCAAATATATGATATACTGCATAATCTTTTTTATGATGTGATTAATATTGAATTTAACCTATGGCCTTGGATTCGTAATATGACTAAATATGGTGACTTCTTTTTACAATTAGAAGTTGCTGATAAGTATGGTGTTGTAAATGTAACTCCTATGTCTGCTTATGATGTGGCTAGATTAGAGGGTCATGATGAGGACAATCCTCAAAATGTACAATTTATGTTAACTCCACAAGCAGATAGCAATAGACACACAGGAAAAACCAAAGAAACACAGACATTTGAAAATTATGAGGTAGCTCACTTTAGATTATTATCAGATTCTAATTATGTTCCTTATGGTAAATCTATGTTAGAAGGTGGTAGGAAAGTTTGGAAACAAGTTACTTTGATGGAAGATGCTATGTTGATTCATAGGATTATGAGAGCACCTGAAAAAAGGGTATTTAAGTTGGATATTGGAAACATACCACCAGCAGAAGTAGATAACTATATGCAGCAGGTAATTAATAAGATGAAGAAGGCTCCTGTTATTGACGAAAAGACAGGTGACTATAACCTTAGATATAACATACAGAACTTAACAGAGGACTTCTTCTTACCAGTTCGTGGTGGGGATAGTGGAACATCTATTGATAGTCTTAGTGGTTTAAGCTATGATGCTGTTGATGACATAGAATATTTAAAGAATAGATTACTTGCATCCCTAAGAGTGCCAAAGGCTTTCTTAGGATATGAGGAAGGATTGGGTTCTAAAGCTACATTGGCTGCTGAGGATGTTAGGTTTGCTAGAACAATTGAGAGAATACAGAGAATTGTTGTTAGTGAATTGACAAAGATTGCTGTGGTTCATCTATATTCACAAGGATTTAGAGACCAAGAGCTTGTAAACTTTGATTTAGGTTTGACGAATCCATCTACAATATACGAACAAGAAAAGATTGAGTTGTGGAATAACAAAACATCTTTAGCATCTTCTATGATGCAGGACGGTTTGGTATCTTCTGAATGGATTTATAAAAATATATTTGGATTTACGGATGAACAAATTAAAGAAACCGATGAGCAGATAACTTTTGATTATAAAACTAAATTTAGAAGGCAACAAATTGAAACAGAAGGTAACGATCCAGCTAAAAGTGGACAATCTCAAGGTACACCATCAGATATGGCTATGGGTAGAACAGGTCATGAGTTAGATGACGAGGGCGGTTCTGAAAAAGGTGGACAGCCAGGTGCAGGTCGACCTAAAGAAGCTAATAAATATGGTAAAGATGGTAGTGCGAGAGGAAGAGATCCATTGGGTGCTCACGATAAAAAGAAAGCTTATGGTGGTGTAGCTACAAAACATTACGAAAATTTGTTTAAACACTTAGGTTCTGATGCAAAAAAATTACTTTCAGAGGCTAATGATTTAGAGGATGAATATAAAACAGAAGTTTCTTCTCTTAATACTAAGAAAAACTAAGTAATCATATATTTATATATGAAGAATTATAAAAACGATTGGAGTTTAATATGAGTTCAAAAACAAAACACTCAAAAATCCGTAATACGGGTATATTATTTGAGTTACTAACTAGACAGATTACGGTTGATGTGTTAAATAATGATAAAAATGGTTCAGCTGCAAAATTATTAAAGAACTTTTTTAACAAAAACACAGAATTGGGTAAAGAATATGAACTGTATAGGGTATTGACTGTAGAAAATTATAAATCAGAAACAAAAGCAAATCATTTAGTCAATGCTGTCATAAATGCTCGTACTAAACTAAACGAAAGTTCTTTAAAAAGAGAAAAATATAATCTAATTAAAGAGGTTCGTACCAATTATGATATAAATAATTTTTTTATGGCTAGAATACCGAATTATAAAGTGAATGCTTCAATATATAAACTATTTTCTATAAAGGAATCTACAAATCCTAAGATAGAAACAGAAAGTCGATTTACAATCGTAGAAAACATAACAAGAAAAAAGATTTCTGATAAAAAGAAAGAAAATGTTATGGTAGAGGGTTACAAAAAGCAAGAAAAAGACTTGAGATTACTTGCATATGGTATATTAGTCGAAAAATTTAATAAAAAGTATAGTTCTCTTAGCAAAAATCAAAGAAACTTACTAAAAGAGTACATAAATAACATTTCTAACACCAATTCTCTTAAAGAGTTCATCGAAGCTGAGACAATTAAGGTAAAAAAACAACTCCAATCGTATTTACCTCAAGTTACAGACAAAGTTACGAAGATTAAGCTAAAAGAAGCTGTAAATCAAGCAGAAACTCTTATGAAAGGAAGAATAGTAGAGGATAAACAGGTAGTTACCCTAATGAGATATTATCAATTAGTTAAGGAGCTAAAGAATGTCTAAATTGGATAAACTCAAAGAAATTATCAGAGAGTTAATCAAAAAAGAGCTTGATGAGGCTAGCACCTCAGCTGCTACGCCTGGATACCAGACACCTTATGCATTTAGTGGTGGTAGAAAAAAGGACAAGAAGAAAAAGAAGAATATAGCTACCAATTCTACTGGATATAGTAAGGTAAATGAGGGAAAGTATCACGATTACAGAAATGATGATACTTTATCACCAAAACAAAAGATTGGTCGTTCAATGAGAGAGATTAGAGATAGTCTTAATGAATTGAACAAGTTAGTAAAGATGAATGTTCGTCTTAAAAATGAATTGAAAGTTGATTCTAGGTCATATTGGAAAAATACACATAAGGCTTTAAACAAAATAAGTGAAAGGTTAGTAAAACTTGCAAATAAAGTAGGACAATTACAATAACTGGAACTAATATGCCGTTTGAAGATAAGAAGAAGTCCTATATGGACACGCTTTTTAGTATTTCGACTTTGCTGAAAAGATGGCAGATTGAAATACAAAAAAAAGATGTAGATAAGAATTATATGATAAGGAGACTTGGCCAATGGATAGAACAATTGGAAAGTCTTAGAACCGAAATTATGATGGAGAAAGATTAATGATTTCACTATTAGAAATTGCACAAAATATGAATGAAGTTGATGACGACAAAATCATCAAGTATAGGGATGAGGAAGGTGAGTCTCAAGAAATGCCAGCCGGTTCTGCAAAAAAACTCCCTAAAGATCATCCGGCAAAGATAGCTTATGATACGATGGGTAAATATGATGATTATCAGGACAAAAAAGATGATAATGAAAAGGATGATGTTGGTAAACTAAGTGATACTGATTTTGATAGAGATGGAAGTGAAGATGATAATGATAAAAGTGATGATGTAGAAATATCCGATGCTAACTCCGGTCCTATTGATAGAGATGATATTATGGATATGTTGAAGAACGATTCTGAGATAATGGATAAGATAGGTACAGGTGATGACGATGATTTATATTGGGATGGTTTAGATTTAGTAAGTTCAAAAATGGATGACCAAACAGTTGCATCTATAGATGGTGATTCTAATATGACTCTTGGTGATTTGAAAAAACAAATAATGAATTTTGAGAATGAAGAAGATATGGATGAAACCATCACAATCAATGGAAAAAAATATAAAGCAATAAAGGAATCAAAGAAACATTCTCTAAAAGAAAATTACGATAGAATATTTAGGAGTTTAAAATGAAACAATTAATAGTAGATTACTTACCATTTGAAATACAGGCCGACCAAATCAATGAGGCTATGAAAGAGAACAACGGAAAGTTAGTTGTTAAGGGTGTATTGCAAAGAGCAGACACTAAAAACCAAAATGGTAGGGTGTATCCAAAAGAAATTTTAGTAAGAGAAGCGAAGAAGTATTCTTCTAATTTCGTAAAACAAAAAAGAGCTATGGGCGAACTCGACCATCCTGAATCATCTGTTGTTAATTTACAGAATGTATCTCATAATGTAACAGATATGAATTTTAATGGAGATGATTTAGTTGGTACAGTAGAAGTCCTAACTACACCAAGCGGAAACATTCTAAGAGAATTATTTAAGAATGGTATTAAGTTGGGTATATCTTCTCGTGGTATGGGTTCGGTTGAATCTGTAAATGAGAGTGGAGCTCAAGAAGTGCAGGATGATTTTGAACTAATCGCTTTTGACTTTGTATCTAATCCATCTACACATGGTGCTTTTCTACATCCAATGAATGAGAGTGTAGAAAATATTGCTGTGCGTGATACTAAGTATGGTAAAGTCGAAGCAGTAATAAATGATATACTGAGAGGGTAAATGCCATCTAAGTCCAAACAACAACAAAAGTTTATGGGTATTGTTAGGGCGATACAGAAGGGCGAAGCGCCCGCTGGAAAGTTTTCAAAAGCAGCTCAAAAGGCTGCTAAGTCTATGAAGAAGGGTAGTGTAAGAAAGTATGCTAAAACAAAGCATGATGACTTACCTAAAAAGGTAAAGGAAGAAAGAGACTATAAGGATGAGTATAAGAAATTTCAATCTTCTACAAAGTCTAAGAAATACAGAGCAGAATTAAATAAGTATAATCGTAAGAAGGGTACTTATGGAAATGGTGATGGCAAAGACGCTTCACATAAAGGGGGAAAGATTGTGGGATTTGAATCAGAGTCTAAGAATAGAGGAAGAGCTGAGAAGAGTCGTTTGAAGAAGGAAGGATCCGTAAATGAAGCTCCTATGGAATTGAATAAAATCAAAGATGCTATCAAAATGTTTCAAAAGAAAATTGAGAAACAAGGTAGAGTTACCAATGCTAGAGATGAAGAACATCTGAAAAATTTAATTAAACTTTATATACAGATGGGTGGAAGGGGTGTTAAAGAATCTAAACTCAACGAAAACCCAGCTGCTATGTCAGCCGTACAAGCCATGACAAAACTTAAAATGAACAACCCCAAAACAGGTAAAAAAGTATCTGCTGCCAGCGCTTTAAAAAATAAAGATAATCCAAATCATAAGAAAGCTAAAAGCATCTTTCAAAGATTAAAGGATAAGTTTTCTAAGAAGAAAAAAGAAGAACCTAAAAAACAATCAAAGGCAGATGCTGACTTTTATAAAAGACAATATGAATCCGTAAATGAAGGCCAAAAAAGAGAAGCCAGTAATATACTAAGAAAATTTGATATGGCTTATATAAAATTCTCAAGAGAGATTAGAGATGTTATTAAAATGATGGATAGGTCAACCGGTAGTAAAGTGGACGGAAAGATTATAGAAAAGGCATATGGAAAAGGTCTTATTCCACTTAATAAACTAATGATAGAATGGGATAGAGGACAACAATCAAATCCTGGTATAGATGAAGCTAAAGATCCTGATATAATTTCTAAAATTAGGGATGTTTTAAAGAATGGTATTACAAATATTAAAGATCCTGTATCAGGTAAAAATATGAAAGTTGATTCTTTTTCTGCATCTGCTATAACTCAGGTATATGATAAGATTAATAGAGCTAATAAGAAAAAATTTGTAAAGCTATCATTACCTAAAATGGCTAAATTAGCTATGAAATTCGTAAAATGATAAAGCTTAAAGACATTTTAACCGAAGCTGACGACCACGAAGGTAAGATGGCTAAATCACAATTAGAACGTTCTATGAAATATTCTAAGATGATTTACAAAATGATTGATAATGTCGGTAAGGGTGGTGAAGTAGAAATGCCGGCTTGGGTTCAGTCTAAACTAACTAAGTCTATGGACTATTTACAGAGTGTGTACAATTACTTAGACGGTAAAGATGGTTTAGAAGATAAATTTCAAAAAGAAAATTCAAAAAAGTAATATTTATATCTAAGGAGATAAATTATGGCTAACATTAAATTAAAAGATTTACTAAACGAAGTGACATTAGCTGGTGGTATTGTTTCTGAAAGTCCTTGGGCTAAGAATGAGGAAGAAAAACCATCCGTAAATGTAAAAGAATTGGTAGAATCCATTCGTAACTTTAACTCTATAGGTGAATCCATCTATGGTAAGGGTAGCCTGAAAGAAATAGCTGAAAGTCTTTCATCAATTGCTGAAGGTGCTGCTCAACATACTTTATCTGAAGCAGGTGATATGTTCGATAAGATTACGGTTAGTCGTAATATGAAAGAACTTACAAATCTATCCAAACAATTTGGTAAAGTATCCAGCGAAGCTAACTCTTTACAAGAAAGAATGAGTGGTTTATATGAAGATATGGGTAATATTTTAGGTAGATACTATGAAATTGGTGAAAAACATATACCAGGTCATGATGACGATGATAGAGATGTGAGAGATGATATGGATGAAGCCGATACTATGATGTTCAGAGAAGAGGATAATTATAAGGCATTCTTTAAAAAAGCTATGAAAAAATTTAATGTATCTGATATTGAAGATATGAGTGATGATGATAAAAAAGATTTCTTCAATTATGTAGATAGAAACTATAAGGCGAAAAACGAAAAAGACTAAGAGGTATTTATGTCAATAAAAGTTGTAGTAAAAAATAATAATGTTGAAAAAGCTATCAGCATATTTAAGAGAAAAGTAAAAGACTCAAATATGATGTATGAGCTGAGAGAAAGAGAGTTTTACAAAAAACCATCTTCTATAAAAAAAGAGATGAAAAATAAAGCAAGAGCTCGTAACCATTGGAAAAATATAAAACTAATGGAAGAAGATTCGCGAAAAAGAGGAAGAAAATTTTAATTTGTTATATTTATATATATAAAAACTAAACACACCGTTCCTATCATATACGGTGTAACCGAAATATAATAATTCTATTATAGTTCCCAATAACTATACTAAATCCTAAATAGGAGAATAATAA